AAGCATTGGGCGTACAAACGCTCAAGCTAATATGATCAGTGCGCGTAAGCCATCGGGTGGTGGGGGGAGTCAGAATCCTTACACCATTCCAAACGCCGCTTTAACTAATCTAGATCGACAAATTAAGATTGCCAAAAAAGGACTAGAAGCCTTAGGCCTTTGGGATAAAAAAGCTGGTTCACCAAGGGATATTGGAACGCTAGAAGCGACCCCTCAGCAATATGCTGAATGGGATTTCAACCCTTTCGATGGAACACCTGCGCCAAGAACCAATGCAAAAGATGCAAATTATCAACGCAAGATGGAAACCTGGCAATCAAAAAATGCAGCTTACCAAGCAAAGAAAAGGGCTATCGATCGCTATCAACAACTAACAGGAAGCACCCCATTTGGCGGAACCGCACAAGAAAACTTGCAAAGCACCGGCTCCCGTTTGAGCGGTAATGCGGCCAAATTGTCGAACTCCATTTATCCAGGGCGATAGAAAATGGTTGCCTTACAAGGTCAGGTCAGTTTTGATGCCATCGCTGCAAAGCCGGAGTTTCAGACAGCGCCCCCAGACGTTCAGCAGGACGTAGCGGATCGATATTTTAACGACAACATCGCTGCAAAGCCGGAGTTTCAAAAGGCCACGCCCGAAGTGCAAGCCGATGTCCGCACGCGTTTTTTCTCAGATTACAAGCTGGCCCCCGTCGAGACATTGCCAGAACCCAAGCAGCCGGAGTGGGTTTCTCAGCTTCCCGATGAGATTGGCTACGCAGCCGCCACAACGGCATTGCCTTTTGCAACCGCCGGAAAGGCTCTAAGTTTTGACTACCTCGATGCTGAAAAACCACTTTTGGATTATGCGCGTGGCATTGAGCAGAAATACCCTCAAGACTTCGCCAACGACCCACGACGTATTGACTCCACTTATTCCCAGGCTGGTAGAGCAGTCAGCTATGGTGCTGGCCTGGTCAAGAACTTCCAGGCTCTTGAAGGTTTAGGCGCACGTGGTATTCGGTATGTTGGAGGCAAGATCTGGCCTAATACAACCAGACTAGCGCAAGCCGCAGGAGTTGGGGAGGCTCTCAACATTCCAAGCTGGCTACAAGCAGGTCTAGCCGGTGCTACATATGAGGGCGTTAAGAGTATACCCGCAAATCAATTAGACGCAGGACAGCGTGCAATGAATGCGGCTGGCGGTTTTGTTGGTGGAGCGGCTTTGCCTATTGCTGGGAATGCTCTAAAAGGCAGCGTGCAAGCCACCCGGAATATTTTCCAGGGGAATAATGCGCCGGTTGGTATGGCCGAACTACAAAACGCTTTGAAACGGGCCTCTAAAAAGCAGCTTCACGAAACCTTTGAATTATTGGCGAATACTGTCCGCCGGATCCAAACGGGTGAGATTGACCCGGCGCTTGTAGACCCTAATGACTATGCCGCTTTGGTTCAGGGGATGGATTATGTCGGCAAGGCCATTAAAACGGGTAAGGCTATAAAACGTCCGAACTTTGCGCGCGGATTGGCGCGACGAGTTGAAGGCAAAGCAAAGATACGGGCCATTAAGGGCAAAAGGAGTATTGAAAAACCAAAGCCTGCTTCTACGCCATCAACTGAGACAGTTGATGTAAAAGATCAGGAGCCGATAAAGGCAACTGTTAAATACAAAACAGTTGAAAGAAAAGTAAAACGTAAAGTAACCGTTTACACTGATGAGGTTCAATCAGAGCTTGAGCGCTTGGATGCTGAACACAAGGTTTATAAAGAGCGTCAATTAAGAAATAGAGATAAAGAGCAGGCTAATAAAAACATAAAAGGTCATGCCTTATCCACGGCTGCAAAAAAGCGAGAAGTAATTCAAGGGGAGTCGCTTGAGCCTGTTGACGATGGACTTACCGGTAAAGAGCTAAAAGCTAAAGTCCTGAAAGAACAATCAAATTATTCTGGCAAAGCAGTGATTGTCAACGGGAAAAAAGCCAGGGTGGTGAATGCCCCCTTCGGCAAAGTGAAAGTCGAATTTGAGGACGGCTCAATTCAAACCGTTGAACCATCAAATATAAAACCAGCACCAAAGCCGAAACCAAAGCCTACAACAGTAGTCAAAGAGATTGAAGAGACTGTGGTCGAGGAGGTTCCTGATAATACCCCAGATGAATCGCCAATCCCACAACCTAAACAGGAAAAACCAACACTCAAAGGCGCTATCAAAGAGATGGTTCGCCAAGTAGAAAAAGACGCGAACCTTCCTGAAGATGCAGGAGCCTCGACCGCTGGTCAAGTGGAAAAGAAAACAAACCGAAAGCTCACCACCGCAGAAAGAGATATCCACAACAACTTGCGGGCCATTGCCAGAACCGAAGCCGTTGACGACGCGAGGGGTATTCACCAGCAGTTCGAGGTTAACCCTGATCGCCAGTTGAAATACGAAGCCATTAAAGGACAAGTTTCTCAAGAACATCAGGCTATCGCTGAAAAGCTGGATGAGGCCATGAGTCAAGGCAAGGCTATCCGGGTGGAATATGCCGCCGAAGAAGCAGGGCGCTCGAACGAAGCCGCCAAAGTGACCAACACAGGTAATGTCAAAGTAGAAGTAACCGACTTCACGCCTCTACACTGGACGTTAACCAGCGGCGATAAAGCGATGATTCACGGGTACAACCAACGCGGCCACTTTGTCTCTTATCACCTGGAACCATCCACCAACGGTAGCCAGGTCTTAAAAGCAGGTAAAATCATCGACAGGGCCTTTGTGGGAGAATACCCCAACGTCTATTTAGGCTCTCGTCGGTTCCTGGTGAAAGATGTTTTGGGGCGTGGTGTCCGCTCCGCAGATGGGCCGGTAAAGACCAGTGAAGCTATTGCCGTGGCAGAGCAAACCGCTGCCATCTTCAAAGCCATTGAAAACAACCAAGCCATCCCGCCGGAAATTAAGCGAATTCTCAAGAAAATCTCTACCGGCAAAAAGGCCACCCGAGCAGAATTACTCATTCTGCAAAACAAATTCAAGAAACCAAAGGATATTGAACTCTTGCAAACTTTCTGCAAAATGATGGGCCTGTAAGATGCCGCAAGGATGCACCCCGGATAATGTCATGGGCCAGTTGGTCGCAGGAATGGAAGCACTGGGAACGGATGTTGACCAGCGCTACATTCTGAAAGACATGAAAACACCTGAGAAGTCAGCCTATTTCCGCACCCGTTCGCAATCCATGAACGACGTGGAAGTGGATTCAGTCGGCACCGAAAATGATAAAACGCAATCAGGCATTCGGAAATACTGGAGCGTTGTCGATAAAATCGCCGGACGGCCAGGGCAAGCCATCAGCAGCGTGATAACTGAACAAAGAAACCCATCCGGCCTGTTTGGGGAAGACCGGGTAAAGCCGGTTATCGACTTTGTGACGCAACACTATAAAAAGAATAGTGGCAATCTGCAAAATAGACAATCACAATACACCGCAGGCATCAAGAAGGTATTCAGCTCCATTGATGTATCGGATTTGAAAGAAAGTCGTAAGGGAGCCTGGAAGAATTACCAGCACTTTTACGAGCATGGCGGCGAGCTTTACACTTCAGGCAGTGGGAGCAAGGTTGGGTCTTTAGTGACTAACCTTGCTGGGAATACCATTCAATCAAGCCCTACCGTCCTACTGGGAAACATTTTAGAAGGAACGGTTAAGCTACCGGCCCTCTACCCGACAACATTCCTTCAAGGGCTAGCTAAAGGCATTTGGAAGGGAAAGGGGATTTTCAAGATTCCCGAATTAGAAGCCCTTGGGTTGTATGGCCGCGAATACGCAGGCAAAGAGAATGCGCCCATATGGGATAAAATCGGGACTCTTATTGAGCTATCTGATGTACCTTTCAAGAATGCCCTTTACTATGCCGGGGAATTAAAAGGCGGGGAGTCCGAAGGGTTGCGAGCTGTGCAACGCGGTGCGTTTTTGCCCCGGTTCGGGGATTTGCCGTCGGTTTACTATTCGACGGCTGGACGCAATGATGTTCGTTTCCTGAGTTATACCGTCAATACTTGGAAGCTGTATGCCGACTTTGGGAAAGGCTTGCTTACAGGCTCAGGGGAAGGACGGCTGAAGTCCGCTTATGGCCTCAGTGTTTTAACGAGCTTACCCTTTGCGCTGGGTGGGCTGCGCGGTGGGATTCCTGAGCCGATTGCCAACATGATTGGCGTGTTTTCACCTGATACGAAAGAAGTGATTGAAGAGAGCAGTACGCCGCTTTCCGGCTTCGTTCAGGTGGGAGGTGTCAACCGGATCGGAATTGCATATTCTATCGCCGAACGGCAACTAAAAAAGAGTTGGAGCAATTTCGAAAAGGGTGGGGCGGCACTGCAAGACCAGGACACCACCAAGGCCGCCGGGTATTTCACCCAGGCCACTTTAGGGTTGTTGCCATTCACAAAATCACCTCTGGGTGATGCCCAGCTTCAAAAGCTGATGAATCTCGGTTTAGATATTGCCAGGGATGACCTGGATGAGCCGTTGAATGAGCGGCTCCAAAACGACTTTTTACCCAAGCCAAGATAACCCAAAGCCCCCGACGGAGGCTTTTTTATTGGAGACTTTATGCCAGCAGACGATATCTCTCGGCTGTATGACTTCATGCCGAATACCCAGATTGCTTCCGGCCAGGTTGATGATGAGCTTAACTTGCATGTCACCACGCTAAATAACAAAGCCAGTCGTGTAGTGGAGAATACTTTCACTGGAAACAATACCTTCCAGGGGTCAAGCGTTTTCTCTGGCGCGGTCAATATTTCTGGTGCAACCACGTTATCCAATGTCGCCACGCTGAATGTCGATGTCATCGCAGAAAAGACAGCCGCCGCAGGGGTGACGATTGATGGCGTTTTAGCGAAAGATGGAAACATCAACGTAGGCTCTGCTGGTTATACACCTGCCGCCGATGGTGATTTTGGGTACGACGAGACAGCGGATGAATATAAAGGCCGCAAGAACGGTACGAATCGAACGATCATTACTGACGATTTGCTTGGAAATTTCCATCCAGGGTATCAGAACAGGCGATACACTTCCCCGTTAATCAACACCTATGGAACAGGCGCTGGGGCAGGCCGGGGCATCAATGCAAGTACCAATACGATCGCTATACCGTTCTATGTGGGGAAAGCTCAGGCTTTTGCAACCATCGGGGTCTATGTGGCGACTGCCGTAGGGGCATCCAGTATTGGACTAGCGATTTACAACAATGCAGATGGGATTCCAACAACAAGAATTCTAACGGGCTCGGTGGCATCCGACACAACCGGGTTCAAGAGTGCGGCCTTCTCGGTAGGAGCCTTCAATCCTGGTTGGTACTGGCTAGCCGCTCGTGCCAGCTCTGCCAGTGTAGGGATAGCCTATGCCGATACAATTGGGATGAGTACTATTCTAGGGCATGAGACGCTGGGTGAGGTCTATACGGCCATTTCAAATACTGGGAACCTACCTTCACCTTGGGGAGCGGTCGTTTCTGGTGACTATGTAGCTCATACCGGCACGAATACGCCGGTCATCACCTTGGGGATATAAGCATGCTGAATCAAGTTTTCGATCTGGATGGCAACGTTATTTTTGAAGAGGTAGTTCCCGATCCCGAGCTACCTCTAATGGACAAGCTCAACGCCATCATTGAGACACAGCCCATCACCACTCAAGTGCAGTTCGGGCCATTGATCGCCGCCGGAAACTTGTATATCCAGCAGGGGAAAATCGAGCATTTGCGGACTCTTATTCAAACCACGGTTATTCCTGCGCCATTAGAACCTATTCGCGAAGCAATGCTTGCCGTCATACCCTGATGAACAGCGAAACGCTTCTCTTTCTCTTCCAGGCGGGAGGGAAAATCTTGAATTCCCGCATCGGCCTGGTGATGCTCTTCCTGCTCTACACTTCCAGCCCGTGGGGACTTGGGGCGAAAGTGGACACGATCGGAACGAGCCTAGCCGCACAAATCGAAATTATGCGATCAACCCAAGCAATGGAAGTGCAAAACACCCAACGGATCGCTCAGCTTGTAGAGCGGTGCAACCTGCTTCCACGAAATGATTAGAAATCTTCCAATCCTCACCCTGAAAAACTACTTCGACAAGCTGTATGAGCCTATTGGTGGGGGTGGAGGAAGTGGAAGTACGTTTGAGCCTATAGGCATCGGCGGGAATTATTACGGACACGCCTTGCTACCGAGAAGCAACTTCGCCAATTTCCAGCCATCCATCGCCGTGCTGTATGCCATTCCGGTATTCCTACCGGCAATGACCATCCAGAGCGTTGGCGTGTATGTCAACACAATTGAAGCCGCCAAGTCGGCAAGGCTTGGAATTTACAAAGGCACCAGTGGAAGCCTACCTCTCGTTTTTGATGCCGGAACCACTTCCCTTGGCACGGGGGGGGAACGTTCGCTCACGGTCAACCAAGCGGTCACTGCTGGCTGGTATTGGTTGGTTGTCAACACGACCGCTACCGGAACGTGTCAACTGGCCGCCGCAACGGATGCCGCCGGAACGGGTTTCCCGGCTCCCAACTTTTTAGGTTCAGGTACAGCCACTGGGAACCCAACGACTCATGACTTGCAGGCTATGGCTTTTGGAGTCTTGCCTTCCACCTTGACGATTAGCCCGACGCAGACCGGCAAAACGCCGCACATCTTTGTGAAATAAGGAGCATCCATGACAGAGCTTTTTCCGAAAAATAGGCTTGTTCAATATACCGATCCGGGTGTGATCATTGATCCGAATCCATCACAAGGCAGTGTGATTGTTTCGACAACCAGTGTCCAAGTCAGGCCAGTAAACGACCAGCGCAGCGGCATTATCATCCAAAACCCGCTTGCGTCCACCGTGTCGGCTTATATCTCAGTGGACGGATTCCCAGCGGTTGCCGACGCAACCCGGATTGAGTTAGCCCCAGGAGCCACCCTATCCATGACAGCGCCTGAGCCTGGAACGGACTTGGCTATTCACGCCATAACGGCATCCGGTAGCGTTACCCTTCACTATACGGAGTTCACCTAAAATGCAGATTTATTCCCAAGCCACCGCTATTCGGGGCATTGAAGGGTCAACACCAGTTGCGGTCGTCGGAAATAGCGCGGTCGTTTCTGGAAACTTTACCCGACCAGCAGACACCACGGCCTATGCTCTCGGCGATTTAGTTGCCAACAGCACGACCGCCGGTAGCGTTGTGCCTATCACGCTAGCCGTATCGAGAATTGCCAACAGTACCGTGTTGATTCGTAAAGTCCGGCTCAAGAAATCGACAACCGGAGTTACAAATGCTTCTTTCCGAATCCATTTCTATAGCGCCTCCCCAACTTGCACAAATGGCGACAATGGGGCCTGGCTGACCACAGAAAGCACGTATATGGGTGCTTGTGATGTTGCCATCGACAAGGTGTTTTCTGATGCAGCAAAAGGCAACGGAGTGCCTCTCATTGGCTCTGAAATGATCGCAGTTCCTGCCAGCGCCACACAAAACATCTTTGCTCTGATCGAAGCCCGCGCAGCGTACACCCCCGGCAACGCCGAAGTGTTTACCCTGTCCGTTGAGTGCCTGAGAGACTAATGCCTTATCTTATTGGTACACGCCGGGCGCTTTTAGGTTCTCGAACGCTCCCATTACTGGATAGAATCCCTGGCGGTTTAGCGGCATACAGCCTGCGAAAGCTACGGGCTGGCTACACGGATGGTGCGATTCGGGTGCGTCGTTCCAGCGATAGCACAGAGCAGGACATCGGGTTTGACGCCGCAGGTAATTTAGACACCAGCAGCTTGCTGGCCTTCACTGGGGCAGGCGATGGGTTTATCACAACCTGGTATGACCAAACCGGAGGCGGTGCGACATTCGCGCAGGCGACAACGGCGAACCAGCCAAGGATTGTTGCGTCGGGCGTTGTCGATGTCATCAACGGGAAGCCGACCGCGCTTTTCGACGGCATCAATGATTCCCTGACTGGAAACGCTACCTGCAACGCACTCTTGAAAAACAAGACGGGCATGAGCTTGTTGGCAGCCAATAACTTTTTATCGTTCCTGGTCTCTAACCGATGCATTATCAGCTTCTCGTTGCCAGCCGCTGCGAGTTCGATCCGATTATCCGTCACGGCCTTGGTCGATGTCGGCTCCACGGCAAACAGGGGCTTTAACGCACGAGCGCTTGATACTGACGGCCTTTCCAGTAGGAACACAGCCAGTAAGTACGATGGAAGCTTCGCGCTAAACTGCTACACCATCGACTACACGACGGCTGCGGGCGTGAACCGGCGTAACGGCGTTGTCATTGATTCCGGAACGTTCGGCTCTATGACGGCGGGAAGCACCAGCAACACGGATTCTCTGGCAAGTAATATCGGGTCGTTCAACGGGGGGCAATTCCCCAATATGAACCTTGGCGACTTAATTCTTTTCTCGCGCGTTCTGAGCGCCGCTGAGATGAGCTTGGCTGAAAGTAATATGGCCGCCTACTACGGCGTAACAATATAGGGAAAGTGAGCTATGGCAAGAAATTACAAGGTTGGAACCAATAACAGCGGCGTTTACAGCCGGACATATCCCCCTTATTGTGGCACTTTTACCACACTTAGGACGATATCGGCTATCATTAAAGCGCCTGTTTCTGAATTTACCCATGTTCAGATGGTTTTGCAAAACCACCAGGTGTTAACCACTCCAACATTGCAAGGCGCACTGGTGGCGGTTACGAACACGGCAACATCCATTGGGACGAAGGTTGTTCCATCAACCGGGAACACAATTACCAATAACAGCGCTACCGGTTGGTCACAGGTCACTTTCAGTAATGGTGCTGTGACCACCCCAACACTGCCAGCCGTTGTCAACAATGACCCAAGCGGCGTGGCTGACGTCAGCTTTGATGGCGAATTCTTATTCTCGGATTGGATTGCATGCCGTTCTATCCAGCCAAACGATAACTCCGGGAATAATAATCCTTATCTGATGTACCGAACGGCCTTCGATTCTCCCCAGAACTGGTATCCGCTGGACATTGACGCAACCGACAAAAATCGTAGCGATTACTACGAAGCTCATCAATCAAGCGCTACGGATGCAACCGGCGTAACCAACCCATCCACAATGACCACTGGTACGGCTTCGGGCATTTGCCAGATTCGGGGAATCAATTTCAGGAATGCCAATTCAGGCACTCGTAATATTAAAATCATGGCCGTGGGAGACTCCATTACTCAAGGCTATGCAACGTCTACCGGCTTCCGCTCCTGGACGTGGCAGGCGGAACGGCAACTGCAACTTGCCGGTTTCGACGTCACGATTATGAACGAGGGTTGGGTCGGTTGTCCAACGATTAGCTATAACAACTTCGGTTTAAAGCGACTGGGCAAAGACAAATACAGACCAAACATTGTTTTGTATTCTATGTATTCCCCCAACGACTTGAAAACACAGGCCGATATGGACGCGATGTACACTCGTGGAATGCAGTTTGCGGACACTTGCAAGAGTTTGGGCATCCAATGTATTTTTACTTTCCTGCTTCCCTGGAATACGTTGAGCCTTACAGATGATAATATTCGAAAAGGTTTAATTACGCGAACCAAGGCCCAGACACAATACGATGTTCTGGATATGACGCAGGTTACAGGGAACCGCTTGAGTCCAGAGGATATTATTGCAGCATACGATAGTGGCGACGGTATCCATGCCAATGATATCGGAAACGAAGTGATGGGGAATTATACCGCTAAATGGTTAACAAACTTCATATACAGAAACGCCGGGTTATATGGGATATAATTAAGGAATGGGGATTCCTGCGATTAATTTATTAACGCTCCGTCGCGTCTGTATTCATTGGAGTGCGGGAGGGTACACCCCTGGGGATGCCGAACGATACCACTACCACTTTACCGTAGATGCAATGGGGAATATTGGCATTGGAAGATTCAAGCCAGAGAATAATATCCCGCCCTTGCGCAACGGCGGCTACGCTTCCCATTGCGGAGGTGGAAACTCATATACTATCGGGGTGGCTCTCTGCGGCATGGCTGGATACACAAGCCCACGTTCCCAAGGACGATACCCGCTTACAGCCAAGCAATGCGAAGCCGCCTGGAAGCTTATTGCTGAACAATGCTACAAGTACGGAATCCCAGTCACAGAGGACACGGTTTATACACACTACGAGTTTGGGAAGAAAAACCCTGAATCCGACAGCGCCGGGAAGATTGACATAACCTTTCTGCCTCACAAGCCGGAATTAAAGCCCGGTGAGGTCGGGGATTATATAAGGGGTAAAGTTACGTGGTACTTAGCAAAGATGAAGTAAAAGAATGGGTAGAGGCAAATATTGAATCGTTAATGCTGTCTTATGGTGTACCACATTGGCAGATAACCATAGAGTATGCATTCGATGATTCCTCGGGTTGTGCGGGAAAATGCAATGCAAACCCTAGATATGAAAGAGCAAAAATCACTTTAAACATCCCCATCATTGACGATATCGAAGACCTTGAGAAAATATTGCGTCATGAGATTTGTCATATTCATCACTCTCCATTCGAAATGGTGCGCTGGGCTTTGGAAGATGCGCTAGACCAGCTACCAGGAATGGCAAGCACAAAGGCGGCCTTGAACTCTGTATTCCATGATGCAATGGAATTAACGGTTAAGAATATTGAGCGGTTGCATGCCGGACACATGGAAGATGCGCAGCTAGAAAATGGGAATCCAAAACTATAAGGGGAAGTTACGTGGTATCTGAGCAAGATGAATTGACTCCAATAGGCGGTTTTGAGGCTTTAGCCTCTGCCAATGAAATGCTTGAGTATTTTAGCAAGGCAGTGGCAGAGGCATTTTTGATTAGTATTCCAGAGACCGAAAAAAATCAGTCGTCCGAAATTTGTGAACCTATCACCAATCAAGCCGGTGGCATGTACAACGATGAAATGATGAAGCATATGCGGCCAGAGCATGACTTCAGAAAAGAGTCTGATAAAGGGCCTATTTGCGACCTTTGCACTAGATGGGTAACGTCTAGGGGTGATGGACATGAGAACAATTGTCTTAAATTTGGTGAATCTATTTGGAAAGAAGAGGGTCTTCGCTCTTCGGTTGTGCCTTGGATGTCTGCCTAATGCGCTATTTCGTAGATACCGAATTCATTGAAGATGGGAAAACCATCGACCTTATTAGCATTGGTATTGTGGCGGAAGATGGCCGGGAATATTACGCCATTTCTAAAGAATTCGATGCTAGCAGGGCGGATGAATGGGTTAAGGTAAATGTATTGGCCCAACTCCCAGAAACAAAAACAAGCGTCCGACCTATGGGGCCTTTCCTAAGGGGCATGTATATTGATTACCATTATCCGCCTGAATACAAAACAAGAGAAGAAATAAAGGCTGGAATTCTAGAGTTTGTCAATGAAGATGAGCCAGAATTCTGGGCGAATTACGCCGCTTACGATTGGGTTGTTTTGTGCCAGTTGTTTGGCAAAATGATAGACCTCCCAAAGGGCTGGCCTTATTTTTGTCGAGACATCCAGCAACTCGCGCAATCGCTCGGAAATCTAGAACTTCCAAAACAAGAACAAGGCGAACACAACGCCCTTGAGGACGCTAAATGGGGCAAGGTCGCTTATGACTTCCTTACAACAGCCTAGCCTCATCCCCATCTCTGACAAATGGTATCGCCTAACCCAAGACTACCAATACACCTGGGAAGCTGAAAACAACACTTGGCGGGTGGTGGTGTTTGCCGGGTTTGAAACTGACATTGCCAGTGTGCCGCGAGTCGTTTGGACGATAACCGGCATCATCCCGGATGGACTTCATCGGGCGGCGGCTGTTATTCATGACTTGCTCTATATGGCTTCAGGAGCGCCGAAAAAACCAAACGGTACACTAGAGTACTTCAGCTCTGTTTTTGGAAGCTGGCAGGCATGCAAACTGCCAATGGGTAGAAAAAATTGTGACAGGCTCTTTTGCAGAATTATGAAAGAGGCAGGAGTCTCAAAATTAAAACGTGACCTCATGTATCAGAAAGTCCGGGAATTCGGGTGGATTCCTTGGAGGAATTATCAGAAAAGGATTTAAGAATGACTGACCACAAAGTTTTTTACGGAACAAAAAAGATTGCCGCGACACCGATGACGCGTTTGGCTTACAACGACTTTCGCGGCTGGACGTTACCTGAAGATGAAAAGGGTGACGACGCCGGTTATCTGGTTGAATATCTAGATGGCATCAGTCCATCGAACACCAAAGAATATTCAGGCTATGTCTCTTGGTCGCCAAAAGAGGTTTTTGAGTCTGCATATCAGCCTTTAGACGGTTTGAGCTTCGGGCATGCGCTATTCGCCTTGAAAGAAGGCCATCGGATTGCTCGTTCTGGCTGGAATGGAAAAGAGCAATTTGTTTACCGTGTCCCAGCAGACAGCTACCCAGCTAAAACGGATGCAGCCAAAGCCGCCTTTGGTGAAATGGTTCCCTACAATGCTTATTACGCTTTGAAAACGGTTCAGAATACCGTAGCGACATGGGTGCCAAGTTCCACCGATTTGGAAGCCACAGACTGGCAGATTGTCGATGTGGATTAAAACCCTTCTCCCCTGGTTAATACTCCGTGAAATAGCAGAAAACCAAGAAAGGATCATTAGAATCATGAGCGCTAACCAAGACAAAATCGACGCTTTAACCACCAAAGTAGACAAAATTATTACTGAAATCGAAGCCTTGAAAGAGCAGCCTGGTGCTGAAGTTCTCGACTTCACTGGATTGGAAGCTGCCATCAATACAGCCGATGAGCTGAATCCTGACGCTCCCGAAACCGTCGAAGGTGGAGCGGGCAGCGATACCGAAGGTTAAACCTCCGACACAACAAAACAGATCCCCTTTAATCAAAAAGCCCCAGCTTTTAACGGCTGGGGCTTTTTTCTTTGGGTCTCGCGCGGGCGGTACGAGCTACTCTTCCCTCTTGGAAGACTAACTTAACCCCTTCTTCCCTCCTTCCCTTCTTCTGGAAGCTAGTGGAGGAGAGACGATTGTCATTTCCTTCTTAGATTCCTTGTGCCGTAAGGCTTGACAACCTTTTTTGCGCAGCGTAATCTTTAGGGGTCGCTTGTGGCTTTGCCCCTTTCGGCTACTATAAGGCCCCCTGTATAGCGCGCGGGGCCTTTTTTACGTTAAAGAAACTATCACAAGCTCATCACGGCTGTCCACAAATGCTATAATCAAGTAATCGAACCCCTCACGCTTAGCCCTGTGACGACAGGTGATGCGCAACACGAGGCTGGCGAATTGCTGACTTAGCTGATCAGCATTACCAGAGAGGCTACAGGGTGACAGGCATCTGGTCAAAAAAGGTCCCAGCACGAAAGCTCTTGTGATGATGAATGCCTGCGTTCCTACGTGGGCAACGTTCGAAAGAACTAGTCATCCAGGGGCTTTTTTGTTGTTTCCCATTTCTTTGTCTCCACCCAGAAAAACCCGTCCTCAACTACCACGGAATCCCCCTCTCGTGCTAGTTCGCCGTAGGGAAGTGTTACAAGTCGGTTGTTGATGTTGTCATAGCAGTTATTTACGCCTTTCGTGCCGATCAGATCCATGATCCTCTCGACGCTGGTTGAACTTCCGTCGTACAAGACTCTCTCCATCATCCCACCTCCGCCATTCCCACCGGTGCCATCTGATGCACCAGCTCCGCATTTCCCACCGCATAGACTTTGGTGTATTGCCGGTTGCCACGGGTGCCAGCAAACACCTCTTTCCCCGTATCGAGAATAACGCCGAAGGTTTTAAGCCGGTAGATTTGCTGACTCACAGTGCGTCTAGGCCATGCCTGCTCACCTACTCCAACCCGGTTGACGTGGTTGATAATGGCGTCGAAATGGTTCTCCTTGCCACTCAGGAAAGCGACGATAGCGACCCGAAGCAATTGGGCCTTTTCTCTCACTTCGCTCTGCGGTGCGCCAACCTGAAGGGATTCCAGGCGCTTGCCGAACCGTTTACTTGCAGGGGCAATGCCAGAATCCAAAAGTGCCTGGACAACCAGAGGCATGAAACAGGTGGGGTTATTCCCGCCATTCCAGCGCAAACGGCCCTCTGTAATTCGGCTGTTATGGCAGTTGAAGCAGTTTCTCTCGGATTCGTAGCAGTCAATAGACCCGTCTGTCCAGCGTCCAACGTCTTGAGTTGTTTCTAAAATATATCGGTTTGTGTTTACTGGTGTCCAAGTCATGCCTCAATCCTCCTGGTTTCAATACCCTTGCCTTGTGCCACGCGAACCATGTCTTCTGTCCCTTTACCACCGGGGAAAGCCAGCACCAAGTTGGGGAAAGTTTCGGCCATTTCCCGGTTTCTTATCGGGCCAGCCGCTGGGCCATAAAGCTTCCAGTTGGCTTTATACTCTTCCAGGCGTACGCCTATCTCCTTCGCCCATTGAGCAGCCAGGTTATCAGCGCCTGAACAGCCGCCATGCACTATGGTTGTGATGGGCTCTTTGAGGTGAATCCAATCCAGGGCTTTAAAAAGCGTGTCCCTGTCGCTGTAATTCCTGCCACCGCAGACTATGACTCGCATTATCCCGCTCTCCTCATGTCTTCTTGCTTTGTCTGCAAGAGTAGTCCTACTTCGCTTAGCCTGGAAATGATTCGCTTGTCGTAAAGCTCCTTAAAGCCGTCCGGCCCTTCAAAGCTAGCGTTGCTTGTGATGATGGTCTTCTTTCGGAATTTGTGTCGCTCGCCAATGAGATAGCCGAAATGCGCGTCAAAATCCTTCCCGCGATACCCAACCGGCTCACAGCCCAAGTCATCCACAACCAGGACACCGCACGAAGCCAGCTTGTTTAGCTCGTCGCCGTACTTCCTGGAGTTATGGATATACTCAGCCATCTTGTAGGCGTGGACATACATGGCGCTGGAATACTGGATTTTGAAGACTTCGATTTCGACTTTGGCGATTCGGTTGGCATAAGCCAAGGCGGCAAAGGTCTTCCCGGATCCTGGCTGGCCTAACATGACCGCAAAATGCTTACCACTTGGCAAGAAAGTGTTAGGAAGCCAGTTCATAGCCTCTGTTTTGTCTGCTTTCGGGTTGTGATAGCTTGCTCCATCAAGAAGCGTTTCCCCGCCCAGCAGATAGCGATTGTGCAAGATATCCCGTTCAAACAGAGTAAGGCCTTGGTCTTTCGGTTCAACAGGGTTCTCTTTTGCTTTTTTAGCAAGAATTTGCAGCTTCGCCATCGCTTCTTGCAGCCTTCCTGGCGTTTTTTCGCGTGGGTCTTCCTTGGGAGCCTGTCTAACAGGAAACAAATAGGCTAGATAGTCCTGGGCTTCCGCTTTACCAGTCCCTTTGTCCATTAAAAAGGCAAGCCTTTCCTCTGGTGACAATGGAGCCAAAACCTTGAAAAGCTCTCTTTGGTTCATACGCTTAAGCACTCCCGCTTGAAACGTCCTTCCGGCTGTCTATTGCGTTGAGAACGTCTTTGAATGACCCGCTGATGTACTCTCTGTCTGCACCCGCAACGATGTTTCGACCGTCTACCGCTGTGGATTTTTGAGGGAAGTTGGCGATTTTTACCGGGTTGCGCCGTTTGATCTGAAGCTGATCCCACTTCTCACGAAGTTTTCCAGGTGAAAGAACGTTCGTTCGCCAAAAGGAATCGGATTGAACCCATGTGAAAAGCTCTTTGATTTCAGCAAGAGAGCGTTTATCGGATTCGACCATCAAGCGGATTTCATTTGCCCAAGCAGAGAAGTTGGGTTCTTTTGAGGATGGATTCAAATCTCGTATCTTCTCTGACATCCAAACCGCGATTGCCATTTGCTCGTCAGTGCTGCGAAGCATGCGCTGACTAGAAGTTTTCTTCTCTTCTCTAATCTCTTCTTCTCTTAAGTCGCGCGTAGAGCCATCCGGGTTTTGACCCTCTGAAGTTGAACTTAAATCAACTTTGTTTGATTTACTTGAAGTTTCTTCAGGTTTCTTTAGGATTCCTAAACTTACTTGAGCTTTCTCGAAGACAACTTTCATGTCAGGAAAGATGCGAGAAAGGCGAGGATTTTTGATTCGGCATTCTCTTGCGAGGATAGCGGGAGTTAGCTCAAAGGGGCCTATTTCCTGTGCCAGCTCCAAGAGCATGGTCAAGTAGGCGTACGATTCCGCTCCATGCGTATCAATCAGTTCGCTGACTAATGGATGCCTTGCTGGAATAGTCTTTGTGAAAATCTTCATCTTAAATCTCTCTATACGCATCAAGTAAACTAGGCGGTTTCGCCGCAAAGGAAATCGCAGCTCAAAGACTCTATCTTTAGCTGTCCAGGAACGTCGTTTCTTGTTTCCAGGGTTTTTTCCAGGTCGTCCAAAAACACAGGATTGCCATTTACTCGGCAAAGGGCATATCCTAGGTCTCTTTCCTGACTGGCCCGCTTCCAGAAAATATCCGGGAAATTCTTCTTAACTGAGAGCCAGTACCCTATGCCGGATGCCTTGAGGCAACCCAAGCAGTTGTTGTTTTCATAGCCAAGCAGGTACATTGCTGGTAGCGTTATTCCTGCTTTTTGTATGACTTGAAAACAATCTGCTTTGGTCAAGCCTTGTTCTATAAGCGGGAATCTGAGTTTGTATTCAGGACTGGATAACTTGAGTCGCTCGGCTCTTTTAATGTCCTTCGGATCGGCTGTGTAGCCGAATACGTGCGTCTTTTCCAGTTCTCCAATATTGAATCTGACTCGTTTTTTTAAGTCACTCGTGCAACGAGCGCCTTTCTCACTTCGTAAAAATCTGGATTTCTCGATGCAGTCGTCGAGGTCTTTGTATTTCCCATTTTCTAAAACCTCAATCGGACGTTTAAGCCATTGTGCTATTTCTTGCCGGAATCGCTCGTTATCAGGATGCTCGCTATTGGTTTCTGCCTTGATAATGCGAATCTCTGCCCCTGTATCGACCATAAGCTTTGTGGCTACTGCGGATGCGGCTCCATCTGAGTACCAGCAAACGAACTCTGTTTCCATCGCAAAAACTCTCTATTTTCGAAACAAAGTAAACATCCCCCACTTAGAGTCTTGCCCTTCGGATCTGCCGGTGTTAAACTCGCAGAACAAATGGCCTCAGTGAGGTCATAAAGATTTTTGGTTTTAGCCCCTTCGTTGTTCTAGAACGCTGGGGCTTTTTTCTTTTTCAAGAAAGTTCTTCCAGCGTACAACGAGGGGCTAAAAGTGGCAACTTGATTTTAAGCTTTCAAAGCTTTTGCTGTTTGGGCATCTCTGTCCGAGTAATTAAGCTTGCCAAGAACTCGGATGACAGGTTGTTTAAGGCTTGTTTGGCTATTTGCCCTCTATCCCTTTGTGCATAGTATATTCCCTGCTTCGCCAAGGGTATAACTAATTCTCCTCTCCAATTACTTTCAGTGGCATATATCTGTAGTGCTTGAGTTAGTACGCTAATTTGTGTACAAAAAGCCTCCTCCCTACAGTCACAAGCATGATGATGGGTAATGCAGTTAGTCATGAGAGTCTCCTACTTCGAATCGAACAAATCGAGCATCTTCCCTGAGACTGTGTTAATAGCGGCTGCAAAGGTTTCATCCATCAGGTAGGCTCGAACCAGTGAAGGAAGTGCGATACCCGGCCCGGTCTCCCCGGATTGGATTGGAGAGGATGCCAGGTATGTTAAAAGGTCGTTCGTTAGATTTTCCACAGTTCGCTTGCTGCGAAAGTGCTTTTTAATCAGGTCTAAAAAGAAGTTGTCACTCATCCAAAAACCACCTCTCCCCCTGCCGCCTCTATCTGATCCGCTGCAAAGTTCATCCTGTCTGACAACTGGATAGAAATCCAAGGGTTTCCATTTACAGAATAAACAAGCGCCGGTTTCTTATTAGAAGGGCAGTCTTCTTTTAGCTGCTTGTGATAACTCGGTAATTTCAAAGTCTTTTCGTTTTTCACCTCAACATGCCACCCATCCATGGCTGACACGTCCGGGATGCTGAGCCCACCGCCTGCCCCACCCTGGAATCCACGGCGCACCTTTTTCGTGGCTGTGGACTGGAATGAGGCTTGTACGGTTTTCTCAAGAGCCACTCCTTTTTCTTTGGAGGTTTTCTTTCCGCCTGGGGAGCGCGAAAGTTGCGTTTCTTTGGAATAAGGGTTCACCGAACCACCTCCAAGCCTTTCTTTCTTTTCTTAAGAGCCATACACTTTAAAACGTGTGAAACCAAAGCCACCAGCACGAAAAAAACAAAGAGAACCATCACCATCACGCTGGTTGATACAGCAGAGATGATGATTATGTTTAAGTAGTTAATCAAGTACACCTCCCATTAAGACTTTAAACGCTTTTCTGGCCTGGGACGGAACCACTGCATTACCCAGTGACTTAAGCCTGTCCACCCGGTACGGTAGCCCATAAGGGATTCCACAAATCTCGGGCTCAACTGCTGGTCGTTTGATATCCACCCAAGAAGCTTGCATTTGACTGGAAGGCAAGGGCTTTTTCTTCTTGTCTCGGCCACATTCCCGGCTGGTTTCCAGTCTCTCGCTTTTGGCCTTGGCAAGCAGAAACCAACGGTTTCCGCGGAATCCATCAAGGCCATGTCCACTGGGAACAACACACCATCGACAGTCATACCCCATGCTGGTAATGATGCCGACCACTTGGATTCCTCCTCGAAAAGTGATTGCTGGCACGTTTTCCAGGAAGATGAACTTTGGTCGTAAATCGCCAGTGAGTCTAATGATCTCGAAAAATAGACTACTTCGCTCTCCTTCCAGTCCTGCTCCTTGTCCCGCAATGCTGATGTCCTGGCACGGAAAGCCGCCCGTAATAATGTCGATTGATTCTCCATCGTCGTGCTGGCCTTTAGAATGTCCGGCGAGCAAGCCTCTGTGAAGTGTCCGCACATCGTCCCAAATTGGGGCGAGAGGTAGTGAGCCCTCCACCATCCTAGAAACCAAGACTGCCTGAGCGTATCGGTTGATTTCACAGTAGGCAACTGGCCGCACCCAGGGAGCCAGGGCTTGAGTGATTCCTCCGATTCCGCTAAATAAATCCAAGCCATTTAGCAAAATCCTCTCCTCTCTACCCGGTGTTTTCTCCCGTAAGAAGAGGGACACCGGAAACCCCTGGGAGTTAAAATGGTGCTGGTTCATTCGGGTCAAGGTTTTCCAGAAAATCAATAAACTCGCTGGCTTCATCCTTGGTGAGTTGCTTTCTGGATTCCTTACCGTATCGGCCAAACATCTCTGCGCGCCAAGCCGGAAGAAGGCTCTCTTTCTCCACGCAGAGAATCGCCAGTTTCCCAAGCTGTGGCTTTGTTGCCAGCTCTTCAACCGGGATGTCCGAGATGATGGATTTCTCAAACTCAATGGCATTCTGTAGCCGGTTTAGGCCGTCATCAAACACCTCGTCCGATACACCTTTGAAGGTTGTAAGTTCGGTTACTGCCTGGATGTCGATTGCCAGGGCCTGGGCTTCGGCTGTCAACTCCTTAAGCCGTTGAATTCTCCGAGCTTTCTCCTGTTGTTCAGGCGTTGGGCCTGCGTCGATAACCTCCTCCTGCTGGCCCATCTCATCGGAGGTGTACAACCCGGAAAGCTCGTGCGGGAATGCCTTACGAAGTGCCAGGCTCTCGGCCACTTTGGAAATCATCAGGTCGGGCATCTTGCGCCACATGGGCGAAAGTCCGTTTTTCCCTTCCTGCTTATAAGAGTTCCAGGAGGCAACGCCCCACAGAGGCTCTCTAAAGTCTTTCCGTAAGACGCCTACCTTTGCCGCTGCTGGTGGAGTTGTCGTTTCCAACCAGACTTCTTTCCACACGCCATCTTGTCCGCACCATAACGGGCCAACCTGACCGGCGTATTTCCCGCTGCGTTCAGCGATCAACCGAAAGCCGTCGATGCTTGTTTGAATGCCCATGACCTCGCGGCCTGCCTTTGAGTCCCATCGCTTGATGGCGTAAATCTGTCGAGCCAGCGGGTCGAGTTTTGTGCGTTCGCATTGCTGGATAAACAGTGCCAATTCATCATCGGTAGCGCCTTGGCAGATTGTCCGTTTAATCAGGTCGATTTGGTCGTTTCTTAAATGAAACCCATCCTGCACAACGGCAAGATGGGTCTCCACTTTCTGGAGTTGCGTACTCATTTCTTTTCCTTTCTTTCCTGGCATATGCAGCGAATGTCATCCCATCGCCCGCTTCCGTTGCAGGCTTTACAGGGTTCGGGCTTTTTGATTCCAAAGTTCAATAGCTTCATTGAGTGTTTTTCCTTCTACTCTCGTGCAACACCCGAATGTGTCGCACGCTATAACGTGGTGCGGGCTGAGCCGTCGCCTATAAAAGTGGCTTGGCTCCAACCCGCACTTGGGACACATGGTTAAATCAGGAAACAAGGAGGCCCTCCCTTTGGCCCTGACCTCCCTATAAGCTCTTCGGCCTCGTGAGTCAGGGTGGCTTTATATTTATGGTAGTAACCCTCAATCTCTTTTCCGTATTTCTTTCTTGCTTTCTCTAAATCCGCCAAATCCTGAATGCGATCCATAATTTCTCTTTGCCGGTTAGTCATTAGCGCCGATAACTGCGCGCGGCTCAATGCTACGGTCATGCTCCAATCCTCTCCCTTAATGCAGTGCGTCTATCCTGTTCCTGGTTGATGCGGGTGTCTTCCTTGTCCGCCCACCGCTGGATGGCCCAAAGCGCCCTCTTATAGAGGCTCAGTTGGCTATCATCCATCCGTTCCAGGTGGATGCCGCCAATAGCGCCTTCAATCAACGTGTCGAAATAACCGGCATCCGGTATCAAGCAGAACATCAGGCCCCCTCCCAATAGGCGTAATCAAAGCTGGGGGCGTGGCTTCTATCTTGCTCTTTCGATTCGTTGAAGATGGAATCGAACCAGAAATCGTCTTCGGTACTGTCTTTCCATCCGCATTCCTGGCAGAAGGTTTGAGCCCCCACCCACACGCGAATCGCGCCATCCGCAATCACAGCGCCGCAGTCGTCGCATTTCTCTTCTATTTTTAAGTCCCTTTTCGGGAGGCAGGCCACCGCCTTTTGAACCCACGTATTTGGTTGTGCTACCATATCCTCGTTCCTTGTCCTTCTCGGTTAGTGAACATTGAGCCCTGATGCCTCTCACAGTTGTCAGGGCTTTTTAATTGGTGAATCCTCCCGCCATCGCGAAAAAGATTGTCGTCATCGCGATGACCCAAAGGACTGCACCCGTACCGCCTCTCTCTCCTCCCACTGCCTCATCCAGACTCTCGACCTTTGCGCTCACACTGGCACGTTGTTGTTGTACTCTTTCCATGTCTCTCTCCTCTCTAAAGTGACTCAAGCCCAAAAGGGCATTGGCGGTTTTGGCCGCCGGACGCATGGCTAACCTCACTTTCTCTTACTGCCTCGCAAGCCATCGTGTTTTCATCAAATGGAGCCGCCTGGAATCGAACCAAGCCATGCCTATAGCCCCAAGAAAAGCCCCGCCATTGCGCAGCGGGGCATGTTAAGAGATAGGATTAGGTGGTGGTTGGTTGTTTTACTTCTCTAGGACTCTCTAAATGCGCCTGGTAAGGTTTCGTTAAAAGGTATTCATAATTGGTTTTAAAAGGTTCTTTCGGCTGGTTATGGAGCCAGCCTCCCCGGTTTTCTGTACTCATTCTTACTCTCCTCGTTAACCCCTACTGGACTCGAACCAGTTCTAACCACCTGGTAGGGCGTGAACCCGGCGGTCATAACTCGCCGGGTGTTGGGTGTCCCATTATTCCTCAGAGGTCGTCTCTTCGGTGGGATTCAAATTGTCAAAGTTCAAACTGCTCACCTAGAGCGGGCTTGCTTTAAAAAACAAGAATTTACAGTGTGTTTAATCTGGGTTAGGATTCAGGGTGGATGCAATCCATCAATGCAGATAGTTTGCATTTATAGAGTTTCTGAATTCTGACTAGATGCTTTACTCGCGGTGTCACCACTCCTTTTTCCCAGCGGGAATACGCACGAGTTGATACTTTCAAGAGTCTTGACGTCTCCTCTTGAGTTCTGTCAGAACGAACACGAAGCTCTTTCAATTTTTCTTTCAAATCCACAGAGAGTGTCCTTTCAGGAAGACCATTTCGTCTCACAAGAATTACTATACAGTAAGACTATTTAGTCTGTCAACAAGGTGATAAAAAGTCATGACAGTTTGTACTAAAATGACCCATATAACAACCTTCGAAGTTCTCCTTGATGCAGCGTTAGCCGAGATTGGTATAACACTGAGGGAGATATCTCTATCCGTTGGGGATGATCCCTCACGTTTGGATAAAATTATCTATTTGAGGCGTCCAGCTAGTTTTGAAACGCGTTTAGCCACTCTGAAATTGATTTCAGAGTCGAAGCTGTTAAAAGGTAAACTAGACTTTCCAACCATGGCTGCATGGCTGGTGAGTGATTATGTCCCTAAAGACATTCTGAGAAAAGCTGTAAACGAGAAGTTAGAAGCGGATCAGGATTTACTAGAAGCGGTTAAAGAGTATAGAGAGAAAACCAAGAAGACACGTCGGAGATTAAAGCCTGAGTTTCCGCAAAAAATGTTATGGCCTCACCCTGAGCAGTAAAACTGTTAAGGGTGGTTTCCAGTTCTAAAATATTCATGAAACCCCTACACGATTATCGGCACCTAAAAAGTATATCCAACAATGGACACGAGGGAAAGTCAATCATGGATTCCGCACTCCCCGCCTTGTTTTCCGTGTCCGTGGTGGTGCTTACCTGGGCCTGTGGATTATGGCTGATGCTTGACGCTGTAGACGATAAGGGTTAAAGGGAAGCAGTGAGGCTCCCCGCCGCGCTACTCTATGCCATAGTGGGGCGCGGTCCCTGTTTTTGCGGATTTTAACCATATTCCCGACATTAGTAATATGGTTTTAGTAAAATGCGTAAAATGCACTTTACTTCCACTGCGCCAATATTCCCTGCAAGTCTTCTTTGGTGGCGCGTGGCACGTTAACTTGTCGCTTTGGGGTCCCGCCGCCGTGCTTGCAATAGCGCTTGCGAACCTGCACCAGTTCCGCCGGTTTGCCCGTGGTGGAGAAATAAAACTGCCCACGTTTGAGCGCCTTAATCTGGTCGAAAGAAACCCCTGCCGTATCCAGAAAACTCTTGATGGCCTTGTAATCTTGTTCGGCTGTGATGCCGCCAAACCAGAACCGGTTGCACTGGGTCAGGATATTCTTGTTTATGGACGCCGGTCGCTGCGTTGCCCAAAGGCTATCCAACGCCCGCTTGCGGCCACGTTTAGCGACGTGCTGGGACATAGAAAGCGAGTTCGGGCCTTCCTTACTCCCGCCGGCTCCTGTTTGGGGAGCGAATACCTGGGCCTCTTCGACAACGAGGCGAATCTTTGTTTTAAGAGAATTTTCAAGTTCAAAAAGTTTTTCCGCGATGATAGCGTAGGTTTCGGTTTGTTCGCCTTCAATCATGTCGGACAGGTCAAACACCACACTCACGCCACGGGTAAGCACGGTTCGGAGAACCTCTTCTATTTTCTCTTCGTCGCTCGGCTCGAGTGTCACGGTGGCATGGTCTCCACCGGCTACGATGAGCGGGTAACGATCCGCCAGGGTGTACCACTCGCCTTCAGGGTCAATGACACAAACAAGCCCTCCGGTTTCCAAAGTCTCTTCCAGCAGCACCCCGGCCAGGTAAGACTTCCCCATACCGGAAGAAGCGAGAATTGCATCCCGCTCCCCGCTGTCTTCGTAGTCTTTTAGGTTTATTTCAAAGGGAGCGCCCGTTTCCACGTTATGCCCCACTTTCAGAATCTGAGGTAACGAACCGCGTTGAACCACCTGAACCGGCTTAGGTGGTTCAGACACTTTCACCTGTGGTTCAGTCCAACCAAAAGGGGTGAAGTATTCGAGTAGAAAATCTATGACTGCCATTATTTATGCCCTGCCTAGTTAGACATCGAGTTTCTTAAGACGTTTGGAATGGTAAGCCCTTTTTTCGCCGTCTTTGCACATTAAGATTGCTGTGTTATTGTCAATCTCAATAAGTAGTCCTTCAACCCAACCGTCTATAAGCTCGATCCTGTATTCTTCGCCTATTTCTAAAGCGGCCATCGCTAATCCTCCAATAAAGGCTTGAGACACTTCCAGATTCTGCGAATCTCAAGCTCCGTTAATTCAACGTCAGGGAAGAACTGTCGCACTATTTCTTCGGGTGTCATCTCAACCAGTCTCATAAGGCATCAACTGCCTGCTTCAATGGTTGTTCCCATGAGTTCAGTTCGGTATTCCCTATAAAGAATATTAGGTCACACGCCGCCCGAATCACCGCGTCTCTTTTCCGTTCCCGTTCTAGGAATTCGGCGGGGAGTGCGGAGAGAGCTTTTCTAGCAATCTCCGAATCACTAGGCAGATGATCACTTGTTGGGCAATCACATGGGCCTAAACAAGGTTCACTGACTGTCAGGCTGATTATTTTCAAAGCCGCCACCAGCCCCTTAATCTGCGCTTGTTGGGTTTCAAGGGTGGTAAGTGTTACGGCTTCCGATGCTAATCTTGCGTTCACCTGATCGAATATTTCAGACATGAATTCTTCATTCATTTCTGGGCCAGCTCCTTCGATTTGTCCTTTAAGCTATCAAACAGTGTCTTACAGCTATAAGGAGTCTTGGACTCGTTCTGGCAGACACGGCCAATTTCCGACAGCACTTCACCATCCGCCGCCCGACCTTCTTCCGTGAGTTCTTTTTGAATAACGGAGTAATCCGGGTGGTTGAAAGCCAGTGTTCCACCGATACCAATGCCAATACAAATGAACCACGTTAGAACCGTCAGCGAAACTTTCACAGTGGTTCGGATGGTTCGGTCTACTTTGTCCATGAGCTTGTCAGGTGGTGCTGTCATGCCGTTCAGCCTCGGTTCAGGGAGTGGTTCATCATCTATTCTAACTTCGCGATACCATTTTTCTTTTGGTTCAGCGCCCATTTTTCAATTCCTCCATCGCCCTAACCAGTTGATCCACTTTCCCTTGTTTCTTACTTGCCTCCCGCCGCAACCACTCAATAAATTCTAGAGTGGGTATTTGGTAGTTGGCCTTCCCCATAATGTCCACACGCGTATATGGGACATTCCCCTTTTCTATATGGTGGTAGAAAGTTACGACTGTAATTCCAGCCTTTTGAGCTGCCTCTTGAACCGTAATAAATTCGCGCATCGGTTTTCCTTAAAATCCTGTCAGTCCTTGAAAAACGATAATCAAAAACGATAATCGAATCAATTACAATAATAATATCTTTAACGATGAACTGTCAAGTAATCCTTGACGGTTCAAAGCGAGTTCAGTTTTAGGACGATGGCGGCAATAAGCTCTCGCAGTGGGTGCCTGTTCACTTTTATCTGAGTGTTCAAGTTGGTTCGTTCACGGTTCAAAACAGAGTTCGTTATTTCATGAGCCTCGATTGCTTTTTGTTGAGCTTCAAAAGCAATTTCGAGTCCTTCGAACCGTGCGTTTTTGATTTTCTCCGCCTGGAGTTCTGAATGCAGTCTTTCGAGTTCAGCTTGGAGTTCTGAAACTTTCACGTTGTCCATTTGTGGTTCATGAACTACGCGCTCCGGGATGGTCGATGATTCAACCGGAATGAGTGTCGTGACTTTTCCATCCAGGTCTTGTTTTACGACCTCAATTTGCCCGCGCTTAATCCGGGTTCGAACAGTGTTCAAAGGGATTCCGAAAGTCTCAGCGTATTCGGGTACGGTTAGGTTGATGGTTTCAGAGTCCATTCTCTGTCCAGCCTTCCTTTTTTAAGTCATGCAAGTTCTGGATTTCAAGCCACGCCTTTGGAGAGTGTTCGTAAAATACTTTCGAGAGCGCAATCGCCATTTTCGCGGATATTCTTCGCTTGTCGTTTAGTAGGTCTCTAATGTAGTCGCGGCTAAATTTGGTTTTGATTGCTAGTTCTGGTACTGACAGGCCGTCATCGTCCATGATGGCCCTTATTTCCTGCCCAGGCGATCGAATCATTCTTCTTTCAAATCCCTATTAAAATCTAACATTCTAAAAAACGACGAGAATTATGGTTTAGGTGGTTTGGGTAGGGGTTGCCAGTGGGTTGGATGCAAAATCGGGGAGGATTTCCAAAAACCATTAATCCAACCACGCTCAGAGCGATATCCCACAAATACTCCTCCTTGTGGTTCTGGGGAGTAGAGTAAAATATCTCCGTTTAGCTCAGTGCATGGTGGGGCGGTCATAATCGGCATCCATTCACTCATAGCAGTCCTACAAGCCTCCTCTTTGCTTCGGAATCACCTTCAATGTATCGCTGGGTCACGTTCAGGCTGGAATGGCCCGCCATTTGTTGGACATCACGCAAGCTAGCTCCAACCTGGGTAGCCTTGCGAGCCGCCATCGTGATGAATGTCCGCCGCCCGGAGTGGGAAGAGCATCCATGAAAACCCAGGGATTTATACAGCCTCTGGAACCACATGACCACACTGCCAGCCCCCAGGCGCTCGCCTCGCTCGCTGGTAATAACGTAGTCTTCCGGCTCGCGATCCTTCAACGCGTTCAGTTCGGCCAGCGCCTTGAAAAGTTCAGGATTTACAGGGACATCCCGCCCTGACTTTCCTTTACTAGCCTTGTTTTCCAGGGAGATGACATCCAGCAGATGCCCTTGCCCGTCTGTCACCATTCCCCAGGTGAGAAGGGATATCTCTTTTGCCCGGAGGCCCGCCTTGGCTGATAAGAGGAACATTGCCTTGTCGCGCTCAGGGTAGCGGGTTTTTTGCAAAAACAGAAGGACGACGCGGGTTTGAACGTCGGTCAGGACTTTAGCCTGTTTGCCTTTACCGGACATGAGACTGTTGCTCTTTCTCTAAAAGCAAAGCTGCGTGGGCTTCTAAAAGACTTTTTACAGACCATTTCGCCTCATAAATAAAGTGGGCGTCTTTTTTTTCAAAAACCCCCTCCCTCAACTGGACAGAAAACTTGAAAGTGGGCTGACTTTCGACCGTCCATCCACCGTTGAACATTTTCCAAGGGCCAGCGCTAGATTTTTCTGCATAGTCATATAAAGTGTAAAAATCTGGAGCCAGCCGTTTTAGTATTTCAATTGTTGTTTCAGGTTCGTTCATTGCGTATTCTCACTTTCAAATAAAATACATCGAGTTCCAAAAGGCCTGGTTTTAATAATCCCTGGGAAGCCATGCTATATCATCACTCGTTATAATCGTGGAGTTATGCATCGAGTTACGGGCCTACGAATCGGGAAAAATCATATATACATCTTTTACATATATGGTGTTCAGCCACATCAAATACAAGCTCCTCTAGCCCATCATTTCGAAGCCCATAGCCATAGATCGTATCTTGTGCGTCTTCGTACATGAACACGCTGTTGCACGTGTTGCATATATACTCTGTTTTCTTCATCTAAGCCCTGCCTTCTGCTTTAGCGATGGCGGCTTCTAATTCTCGCTCGTAGCCATAGCGCAAGCCTTGCATGTCGAAATCGGTCCGCATAGCTGTCAGAATATCGCGCAGCATTTCCAACATCTCCGGCGCTGCTGCTATTAGGTGGGCGTTGGCCTTATCTTGCTTATGGATGTCTGGATATGCCGAATCGCTACCAATTTCAGCTATGGTCCCGAAGCTTTTCCCATTCCGAACTTCGTCGTGGATATAGATTGTGTTGCTTCCTTGAGTTGTAGCCATCCAAGGCCCCGGCGTATGCGTCATTCTTCAAACTCCAAAGCATTATCTATCTGTAAACGTATCCAAGCAGAGCCACCAAGTTCAGTTAACTTGTCGTGCTGGTCTTCGGTCATCCAGGCGTAGAATCGGGACGGATAAGTGCATATTTTATCTTCTGGTGCCTTCCGGGGCCGGCCTTTGGGTCTGGGTGGGTGTTTAGGCATTAGTTAAATAAAACCCCTTTCCGATTGTTCCAGCGATCCTGTACGCTTTCCGCAGAAGCTGGGCCAATCCTAGATATACAGCAATTCAATATAAATTCTTTTGCGAAAGTTACAGGGTAGTATACTGTGTTGTGCTTAGCTTCGATTTTTGGATTTCCCCCACAGAAAGGGCATGTTTTCAAGTCGAATCCGATAAATATCGCTTGGTAAGCCTTTACCGATTCGTCTGGTTCGGGATACCTCCACTCTGTTTCTTGCTCTTGATTTGTACGCCTGTACCCATCCCAATGAGTAAGCGATATCGGCCAAGGCTGGGATTTGTCATAGCCCATTCCGCACATTGTTATTTCATCTACCCATTCTGTTTGGATTAAAAGATTCCCATGTTCTTTAGCAGGTGCTCTGAACCAGCAGAGTCCTGTTTTAATAGGTCTTGCATCGTCAAATTTTATCCATTTCTTTTCTGCGGAGGTTTGGAATTTTGACCAAGTCTTCATTTTAATCTCCTTCGTTGTTGCTCTTGGTTAAGCTGTAACGTAATCCCAGCCTTTGGGTGCGGTTGTTTCTGGGAAATGGAGTGCAGCCGATCGTGCAGCATCGGTATCAGGGCCTTTTTTTCTTACATCTTGTTGAGCAAGAATGACAGTGTGGGCGATGTCACGCAGATTGGAAAGGGTGTTTGCTTTGCCCATTTTGTATTCATGATGGCTTACGACGACGAGGTTGTCATATTTAAAACTGTATCCTCTGGAGGTGCCATCCGGTAAAAGCTCCATTGTGCCAATATATTCAATTGGAATGTTATTTTCCAGGCAGTAAGTTTTGGTGTTTTCATATTTAAGTGTTCTGTCTTTTATCCGTTGTCCGGCTTTGGGGACTGGCTTGCCTTTGGCTTCATACCACTCTTTATACGTCTTGGATTGAGTCATTTCCTAATTCCTTCTCGTTATCTAAACCTGTCTAGCAGTTGGGAGGAGCGCCTCGCCTTTGCTGCTCTCGACTCTTTTATAATAACACTGGTTTTATCGTAAGTCAATAGATAATTTCATCAAACTTAAAAAATTTGGAACTTGTAAACTAACTTGTAAAACTCTACAAGTTACAAAGGCTTGACATTAAAATCCGTAACATCATAAAAATACAGATGTGCTACACTTTCCGCAGTAAAGTAGTTTTCTTTTTTGGCAACGCCCGCAGCACTGGCCTTAAGTGGTATCGCCGGGCGAATAGGGGACGCAACCGCAATGGCCCAGATTGTCCACTGCGCAGTAAGAACGCGCGCTAAAACCTACCGCCTCGCAAGCAGTAAGCCAGCCTACGAATTCCAGATTGCCTACCACGGACGGGGCTGTAAGGGCTGTGGAGAGGCGTTTATCTATTGGCAGGGCGAATACCCAAACGGCACCCGTACGGAGCTATTCCCGGTGCCAAGCCAAGAGCATCAACACTGGCTTCGTCGCATCCAGGCGGGTGAGGCAAAGCCCGAAGCCCAACTCATGAGCGAATATTCCAGGCGCATCGCAGGCCATATCGACGGACAAATACAGTATCAAACCAAGCTGCGCCAAGCGCACCGCTGGTATAAAGGAGAACGAGTTGAACAGCACCGAAATCACTAACGCTCTCGCCCCACTCACCAACACGGGCCGAGTCACTATCGAAGGCATGGCCGCCTACACGCTAATCCTGTTAATCGACGGCACAGACGAGTTGCAAGTCAATATCCCTTTTACAGCCACTGAGGCTACGCTCTTGGATATCCTCACTACCAACTACCCAGTACTGGCGGAGATTCTTGAGTAATATCTTCTGGATATCCGTCCTATCACTATCTTTTGCTTACCTGATTAAAGAGTTTAGAGCCGAGCTTTGAAAATCCTCTTTATATTCCCCCGACCAACGCACTATGACAGCCGCACCGTTCGTGAGCTGCCAAGTGGTGGCACGGAAAAAGCGGTCATCTTCCTGGGCGAGGCGCTCACCAAGCTGGGCCATGAGGTGGTTACGGCCACTACGCCTGGGCAAGAGATGCCTGGTGACGTCGATGTGGTCATCACGCAACACGCAGAGTTCTTTCAGCACTACCCGGACGCCAAAAAGATATGGTGGACACACCACTTTAGCGACCAGCCAATCATAAAAGAGCAAGCCTGCTGGGCTAGGGCATACGCTGATACTATCGTGACGCTCTCACAGTGTCACAAACAAGACTTCCTCTCCTCCGTTTCACTGGACTCTGTGGTGCTCCCCCACGGAGTCTGGTGGGAGGAAATCTGCACCAACGTAGCCAGGGAGGACTTCCGCCTTATCTATGCTTCCACACCTTTTCGTGGACTGGAGAGAATTCCAGGCCTGTTCACAGCAATTAAGGAGCGAGAGCCTAGAGCTACTATTGCAATCGCGTCTTCTATGCGTACTTACGGCGACGAGACAGGCGACGAGCAATACCAGGGACTATTCGATGAGCTGGCTGCAATGGCTGGCGTCGAGCTACTTGGATCGTTAAACCAAGAACAGCTTTATCGTGAATATGCGCGGGCTTCTGTGTTCTTTTACCCTTGCACCTGGCCTGAAACCTACTGCATGGCGCTGGATGAGGCGATTGCTCACGGGTGCATCCCGCTGGTGTCGAAACTGGGCGCATTGCCTGAAAGAGCCAACTGGTCTGGTTTTCCGGATGATTTTACACTACCATTTGCCTGGAAACGGGATGATGCCGAGGATTTCAAGCCTAATGAGGGCATCAAGCCAAAAGGCTGGATTGACGTAGCTAAAGAGTGGGAAGCTCTGTTTTAAAAAGGGGAGCAAATGTTTAATATCTTTAAGAAAAAATCAACTATCAAGCTCACAGCCGACTCGCACTCGGACTGCAAAGTTATCACGACTAACTCAGTGGATGGCGAGACAGTCACCTACTACCGTGCGCGGCTCGAAGGTGACTTCCTTGGGTCTGTTTATCTATCAGGCTTAAAAACAGATAATGGCGTGTTTCTGGATCCTGGCTGGGTTGAAGGGTTAATTCCACTTGCGTGGTCGCATGCTCGAAATAAGAGAGAGGCAGATAGGCGTTTAGTGTCTCCAGGCGAGTGTGCTTATATCGACCTTTTCGCCGTTAAGGCTGACGGCACTAAAATACCAGGCACCTATAAAGCTTGGTGGCCGAACAGTTTGAAGGGTATTTTGGACAAGCCTCGTTTTATTCTATGCCTTCGCGTGAAAACTCGTGACGTGATTCAGGACTATGAAATCTTGTTTGATGGTGAAAATCTGAATGTTCGCTGATGATGAAGTTGAGCGGATTAGAGAGGCCCAGAATAGTCTCGAACGCGCCGAAGCCCGTCAAAAAACTGAGCGCCTAGAGCGATGGAAAGAAGAAGTTGACGAGGCTATTAAAAACTGCGTCCATATGACTTACGGCTTCTCCCCAAGCACTTATCCATCTGATTTCCAAGCTAAAAGAGATAAGCAGTTGCGGGCGCAATATGGCGAAAAGTGGTATCGCTATTTCGACTGGAATGGCCGAGTACGCTGGTTTTGCACCCAATGTGATTTCCCAAGATGATCACACTTAACATGATTGTCCGCGACGAGGAGGCACTCCTTCCCGGCGCCATTAAATCTGTGAAAGATTTTGTTGATGAAATTGTTATTCTGGACACTGGTAGCACTGATAGCACTGTGGATATTGCACGCAGCCTCGGCGCTACCGTTCACCACTTCGATTGGTGCAACGACTTCGCCGCTGCCCGTAACAAGGCCCTGTCTTATGTCCGCACCCCCTGGACTCTCTGGTTGGATGCGGACGATCTGGTGCAAAATCCAGAAACCCTCCGTTCCTTTGCCGAGGCCGCCCACAAGCAGCGGTTCTCCGGTGTGTGGTCAATCTACAAGCAAGATAGAGTAAGCTATCAGCGGCGCTTTCAGCTCTTCAAGACCAAAGCCTACCGCTGGGAAGGGGTTGTCCATGAATCCCCGGTTCTCTTACCAGGCCATAACGGAGATACTATACTGTCCGATTTGGTGGTTATCCACCGCAAGCCCGAAGCCAGATGCCCAGTTGCTGCTCGTCGATATCTGGAAATCCTCCTGGAAAAAGACCCCGAAAACTGGATAGGCTTGGCTGAAAGCTATAAATACCTAGCTATCCACTGCGATCCAAGTGAAGTTCAGGCGAATCTAGAAGCCGCTGATATCAACTACTATAAGGCGTGGGAGTGGGAAAAGAGCAATCCAGACACAAAGTACATGTGTCTCATCAACATGGCGATGCTCAATACCCAGCTCATGGAATACGATGAGCGCCGCATCATCCTAGCGAAACGCTACGCGCAAGCCGCTATTGCCAACCGGCCCGAACGGGCGGAAGGCTTTGTTTTCTTTGGCACATGCCTCTTAAAAGAGTACGAGCCAGCGCTTGCCAAAAAGGCATTTGAAACAGCCTTAAGCCTTGAACCACCCAAGCACACGATAGGCATCGTGTATCACCAGCATTACAACGAAGTGCCTCGCAAGCTGATGGCTGTCGCCGACAGGATGATCGAAGACCTGAAAGTGCAGCAGGCCGAAGCCGAAATACTCGCCCCAAAGTCTGTTTTATGGACTCCTGGGGCTGCATAACAGCCCAATACGGAGTTGATAATGAACCGTTATGGCGACAAAGAAGAAGAAGGTCAATTGGCCTGCCATAAAAAAACGCTACCTGAATGATGAGTTGCCCTCTAAAATAGCCCCTGACTATGAAGGGCTGACAGCCAATGCCATCAGCCAGAAGGCTTGCTATGAGGGATGGCGCGAAATCAAGAAGCAAATCTTCCAGAAAGTGGAAGACGATATCTACAAAGAGCTGAAAAAGCTTTCAAACATTACCATTCGAGTGCATACCAAGTTCATGCAGAAACTCGAAGGGCAGATGAAGGACATTCAAAACCCTTATCTCTTTGATGGCGAGCGGGTGAACGGTTTGTTTCAAACCGCGATGAACAACTCAGTCAAGCTCACGCAGTCGTCGATGAAAGCAGATGAGGAAAACCCGGAAGAAGAAGCGACGCCGGGCTTCCATATCTCCTTAGATGCTCCCGATTAAGCTCCTCCCGAAACAATGGGAAGTCTTCAACCCGGATGATGGCGTCGATTACGATATCAAACTGTACCAAGGTGGGGTTGGTAGCGGCAAGACGTTTTTAGGAGCTGTTACCGGCTGTCGCACGATGAGCGAGAACCACGGTTCGACATGGCTAGTGGTGGCTGATACCTATGCCCGGTTGAAAATCACTACATGCGAGACCTACGAGAGCCTGCTGGATGCGGCTAAAATCAAGTACAAGTTTAACCGCACTGACAAAATTATCAAGATTCCTGGCTGGGGCGACAGCCGCGTCATCTTCAAGGGCGTCGATGACCCAATGGCCTTACGTTCGGTTAACGGGATTGGCGCACACATCGAAGAGGCGAGTTTAATCACTGAAACCGCCTATACCGAGGTGCTGGGGCGGTTGCGTCAGGCGCAAGCTGGAACACCCATCCGCGTGATTCTGACAACCAACCCGCAAGCTTCGAAAGGCTGGCTTTATGCCCATTTCGTAGAGCAAGCCGGGGTGAGAATTCAGAGTGTGCGGGACAAAGAGATTCGGGTGAATCGCCGCCGCGTTATTGCCCGGACACTTGATAACCCTTATGTTTCTGACGCGTTCATCGCCGCACTCAAGACCAGTTATGACGAAGAGCTATGGAAAATCATGGTGCTTGGTCAGGACGGGGACTACACAAGAGGCCTCGTGTCGCACAATTTTAGCGATCTGAATATCCAGCCGGTCGATTACAACCGTGAATCGGAAGTCTATCTGACCTGCGACTTCAACGTTGACCCGATGTCCTGGGCATTGGCGCATCGGCAAGACCGGGAATATAGGTTCTTTGATGAGATTGTCATCGAGAACACAAATATTAACGAGTGTGTCGATGTGTTCGTTCAACGCTACCCGGATGCGGCGTCAGTCGTTATCACTGGGGATGCGAGCGGGAATAACCGGGATGTCCGGACAGAGCAAGTGGGCGGGACATCCTTCACTCAGATGATTAACAGATTTAATTATCACAAGTACCCTGGCCGTGTCCGCCTGGACGTGCGCGAGAAAAACCCACCAATCCTTGACCGAGTGGCCGCTTGGAATGGTGCAGTCTGCGACACCAATGGGGTGCGCAAGGTCTTTATGGATCCACGCTGCAAATGGCTCATAAACAACTGCCAGAACCTTCGGTACAAGGAAGGCACCAGCGAGATTTACGAGCCGACGCAGGTAGAAATACGGAACGATCCAAAAAAGAAATTTATCAAACATATTTTTGACGCTGCCTCTTACTTGGTCGAAAAATACGATCCAATCATCCGTAAGTCCGTGGACAACCGAAGCGCGGTCATTGTACCCAAGGCGATTAAAAACCGCTTTAGAAACAGGTAACGAATGGATTATCAGGTTAATACCGACTCTGTCCCACAGGGTCAACCAACGCTATCCGAAGATGATGCGGATTTTGTGCGCAAATTTGTGCTCGAATGCGAGCGGAAGGGCCGTGACGAGCGTAAAGATTACAAGCTTGACTGGGAAGAGTGTGACCGCCTCTACAATTGCACCCCGAATCCCATTGAAGACGAAGAGCTTGATTGGCAAACGAACATTGTTCTCCCCTGGGCCTATGATTCGGCTGAGAGCTGGCATGCCTACCTGCACTCGACTATGGTTCCCAAGCGGGATGAGATATTCACCCTGGACGGGCGGACACAAGAAGACCACCCAGGCGCAGAAGCCATGCAGAAATACATGGAATTCAAGCTGGATCAGTCTCGCTTCCAGGAGTTTTTCGGTAAAGTCTTAAGGCAGTTATCCCGCCAGAATCACGTCGCTGTCAAGCGCAATTGGCGGCTGGACAAGCAAACGGTTCACCAATGGGGCGTGGATGAGGAAGTGCAGCCGGATGGCAGTATTCGCTCCGTTAAGCGTAAAGTGTCCGAAGACAGGGTAACTTATAACGGTTTGGGCGCTCAGCTTATCCAGTTGGAAGACTTCGTTTTTTACCCGATTTATGGCGATATCGATAAAACGACGCGCATTCATCGGACGTACCGCTACCTTGAAGACCTGAAATACGAAGCGGATGAAGGCATCACGCCGTACGATAAAAAGATTCTTGATAAAATCTCGGATGATTCCGAATACAAAATCTCGGATGACAAGCCACTGGCCGAAAGCGAATGCAAGCGCAAGTTCCAGGGCGTGGCGATTAAAGAAGCTTGGATTCATCGCCTTAAGATGCCGGATGGAAAAGTTTACAAGAACTATATCGCCACACTGGCAAACGACAAGTATTTAATTCGATTCCAAAAAGCGCCCGAAGGCAAAAGCCCGTTTATCTGGCTAGCCTTGCGCCCGGATGGAGACTGCCTGTACGGCTTCGGGTTGAATAGCAAAGGCGTTGGTATTTTGAACCAAGCCTCTGAGTTGTTCAACCAGAAAATGGACGAAATCAAGCTACGGATTCACCCACCAACGAAGTATTACGATGACGGGGTTTTCAATCCGTATGCTGTTATTAACCGCCCTGGGGCGTTTATTCGCGTAAGCAATAGTAGCGATGTGGCCGGTGGCAACTTAATGCCTCTGATGCAGGACTTCACCCCCATTCAAATAGCATTCCAGGAACTGGCAGAATTAAAAGTGGAATTCGAAACGGTTACAGTGCCTAAAGTCGTCAAAGGCATGATTGAAACACAGCGGCAATCCACCGCTACTGAGCAGAATTTAGCGCAAAACAACGCCTCAGGCAAGATGCATGCTGACGCTTTCCATATTAATGAAAATTTCCTGAAGCCCTACCTGGAAGGGACATACAGCGATATTTACCAGCGGGTCAACGAAGACCCAGCCTTGCTGGAAGAGATGGCTCGCTTGGTTGTACCAGCCGTGGAGGTTATCACGACTGACCAGCAAGGCCAGCCTTTGCCGCAACCAATCACCACGCAGAAAACACCGGATGACTTGATTGCTGGCTTGCCTGAATTCCTGCCATTACCGGACGTTGATATACAGGTGGTGGGCTATCAGAACCAGGTGCGAAAGCAAGAACAATTGGTTTCGGCCCAAAACGTGATTGGCGGGCTAGCTCAAACCCCCGCTGCCAACTACTTTAAGTGGGGTCATGTGGCCGAACAGGCCGTGACCTTGATCGATATGGATCGCGACTTCCTCGTGATGAGCGAAGACGAACGCAACGAGCAAGACAAGAACGCTCAAGCGGCTCAAAAAGAGCAACAAGACTTATTGGTAGCGCAGGAAAAAGCCAAGCTTGACCTGCAAGCCCAAAAACAGCAGCAAGATTATGACGTAAAACTGCGCGAACTGGCTCTGAAAGAGCTTGATTTGCAATTGAAATACCAAGCCGATGCGCTTCGGATGGACATGGAGGCGAGACGGGATGACACTGCGAACCAGAATGCACAGCAAGAACACGCTCTCAGAGGAGCAGAGATTGCTAGTAAAAGCGAAAGCAAAGCAGATTCTGGAGCTGAGAAATAACCCTGGATTCAAAGCCTACTGTGAGTCTATCCAAGAGCTGATTGAAGCCGAAACCCCAAAGATTTCATCTGTTCGCGATGCCAACAACGCCATCGAAATAGCGAGCAAGCTGGCCTATGTTCACGGCCTTCGGCGTTCCCTGATGGTAGTTTCCCAGGCGGAAGAGACTTTCAGAGAACTTTCCTAATTTTCCCAATCGCCCCCGGTCGTGTGAGTGCGGGGGATGTGGCGCTTGCCGCGCGTTAGCGGCGGTCACACTGTATTGAGGAATTGACAATGACCCTCGAAACGAGTAACTCGGATGAAGCTTTCATGCAAAGTTTCCGGGCCGCTAACGCTGCGCCCGAAGAAACCAGCACCGGCGAACCATCACAAGAAGAGACTGTAACAACGGAGACTGCTGTCGCGGATCCGATTGAGAATGCAGCCTCTCCCCCTGCTGATGAAAACGCAGAGCTGGAACGTCTTCGTCGTATCGTCGCAACCGACCCGGTACGGCGTCAGGCGTACGAGCAAGAAGTTTTAGCGCAATACGGCTACCAGACGCAGGCACCACCTCCGCCTCAGCCTAGCGCTCAGCAACAACAAGCTCAATCGCCGCAATATCCAGTCAACCCGGATGAATTCGATCTCACCAATATGGATCACTGGATGCAGGTTGTCGGCCATGTGGTCGAGCAAAAGCTGAACCCAGCCTTCCAGTTCATTGATGAGCAAAAGCGTGATAACGAAGCCTACCTCCAACGGCAGGCGATGGAACACGTCGTGCAAAATCAAAAGCTGTTATTGGATGAAATCGAAAAGCAGGTGCCTGGATACAGCAAGGCGTTTCAGCTTTACCCAGGGCAAGGCTATCAGCTTGCCGAAGGGGTAACGCCTGAACAGGAAATGTTGGCAACGTACGCAAACACTCTGTTTAACCGACAGATTGCCTCATTTCCCCAGCAATTGCATGGAGACCCACGGGTCTTAAAAGACGTTCTCACCCGAATTGCTCCCCAGCTCAAAAAGCAGGCCGCCCGCCTCGGCATTAGCCAAGGAGCGCAAGCAGCAGGCATGAATCCGGCCATTCAGCGGGAAACCTATGTGGAAACCTCCAACGTAGCGCCCACGGTCAGCCAGAACATGTTCAGCAAAGCGCTCGAAAAGCATGACGACGTAGGCATGATGGCCGCTATTCGTAAGCGTAGAGCATAATTAGAGGGTCAACGAAATGGCACAAACATTGTCCATCTCGACACAATTCGAGTCGAGACTGGAAGACATCAATAAGTTTATCAACGACATCGCAGACCGCGAAACGCCTTTCTTGAAGATGTTTCTCGACCTGAGCAACCCGGTCGATAACCCGAAGCATGAATGGGTCAACCGTTCATTGCGTGGGTTTGAGGATTCGTTGGTTGTGGCGATTTCCTCCACCACCCAAACCATCATCACAGTAAATGGCGGGACAGACACCCCGAAAGCCTACTACGATGGCGTGACTCAGATTCGTATGGGAACTGAGGTCATGCTGGTCACATCGACAACTACGGTTGTTTCAAACTACCGTCGGTTGGTCATCACGCGTGGTTACTTGTCCACCACCCCAAGCACCTACCTGGCAGCAGCCAAGTTGCGGATTGTCGGCGGGCCTCGGGCGGAAGGTTTCGACGCGGACCGGGATGACAGCGAGAAGGGCGTACGGGCTTACAACTACTCTCAAATCTTTGAGAAACAGTTGAAAATCTCGGGTACGGCCTTGAAAACCAACATGGTCGAAAACGAAGCGGAGATGAACCGTCAAGGCGCACTCAAGATGAAAGAGCTCATGAAAGAGCTTGAAGTCTCGCTATTGAACAACGTGACCCGTTACGCCGATTCCAACATTGATAACCGGGTAGCTGGTGGTTTCCCATACTGGGCGATCACAGCGGCCGGGAATAACCAGGACTTCGGTGGTTCGGCTATCAGCTTCGGATTGTTGGAAGACAAGATCGAACAGTACAAGCAGAATGGTGGCGACACTAATAAGCTGTGCATGGTCGTTCCGGTTCGCCAGCAACGCAAGTTGAACGAGTTGAAGGAAACGCGGGTTGTCCAAGGTGGCATGAACCAGTCCGAGAATAAAATCTCCAACTACTGGAACGTGTACGACTTCGGAACCACGGCACAGGTTCAAATCTACTTCACTAACGATCTGTTCGACGACGAGATTTACTTCTTCCAAAAGGACAAAATCAAAGTCCGTCCGTACGCAGGCCGTCAGATGCACCACGAGGACTTGGCGAAAGTCGGCGACAGTCAACGCGAGTTGCTTGTCGGCGAATACACGTTTGAGTTCTTCAACCCGAAAGAGACGTTGTACCGTGTGTCCAACCTCTCCACTTCGGTTTAAGGAGGTTTTGACATGAGCGATACAGGACGTTTGTTGAAACGGAATAAAACCGTTCAATTGGTATTCACTGGTTTATCCGCAGATGGCATGCTGTCTGATGGAGCCGGGACTATCAATATTCCATTGGACGACATCAACTGGCAACGGATTGTCGTCCATGGCAGCGTGGACACGTTGACAGGCACAAGCGTGACCTTCAAGGCAGTGACTGGGAACAACCCGACTGCTGTCTTGGCGACCACGAGCGTAGCAGCGGTCAAAGGCGATGGATCCACTGCCTTTGTGAGCGCTTCGCTTACGGCCACAGGCGCGTTCTCGTTTGCAACCACGAAACGCAGCTCGGACGGAGCAACCGCTTCGAATATCGGTCAGCAACTTGGATTCTGGGCGGACGTGACTTCAGTCACTGTCCTGACTGGAACCCTGACCGTGTATATCGAGGGGACTTAAGGCAAGGGGAGGGCTTCGGCCCTCCCTCCTCTTTATTATGAACTTGCTTCAGATTTGCCAATATATTGCCGACCAGAACGACGGCACACGCCCTGCTACGGTTTATAACGCCGACCCGACCCTTGTCAGTCGGACGATTCGACGTTGGCGCGGGCATGTCAATTCAGCTTATACGATGATTAAGCAGGCGCTCGGAATCCGCAATGAATATGCCGAAACCGAAACGACACTGACCATCACAGCCAATACAGAGGCGTATTCTATTCCTGTGGGGATTCTGACCGTGCAGGAGTTGCAGGTTGCGACAGACCCGCCAATACGTATTTTGCCTTGGACGGAATACGAGCGGTATAAGTCGGATGCGCTCACCATTGTGGTCATGGGTAGTCCTGAAGTGGCGAGTATTTACAACCGGAAAATACATTTCTACCCTACCCCGGACGGTGGCTATACGGTCAACGTTCGCGGGCTGGGTAGCCTTGTCAGCCTGGACTTGGATGAGGATGAGCCAGTACTTGGTGAAGAGTTCCACCAGGCCATTGCCGATTTGGCTCTTTATTTCGAAATGGCCTATGAAAACAACCCTCAATCGGGTTTGCTGGCGGTCTCTGAGAATGGGGAGCTGCAAGGCCAGGGAGGGCAGGCGGCTAAAGCGGTTGCCATGTACCGGATGGCGAAAAAGAACATCCGCAACCACATGGAAGACAGTCCACGCATGATTAGCCGAGCAGAGATGGCGCGAATTAACCAGAACCGACGGATAACCCGCGCGTAATGCCTCAACGGATTTACACCAATTTTTCCGGTGGCGTTAACAAGCAAATCGGCCCGGTGGTTTTGGATGCTGGCGGCGCGGAAGCCTTGGCGCTTTGCGAAGACTCTTTTAATTGGGAATGCTCCGAAGCGGGCTTGATTAAACGACCTGGATACGATGCGGATTTGGCTGCCGCCTTGAGTGGCACCCCAGTCATTACAGGCGACTTTGAGTTTATTGATACCTCCGGCAACCGAGACCGCCTCGTGTGCGCCGGGACAAAGATTTTCACGGTGTCCGGCGGCGTGGCTACCGAAGTGCTTACAGGCCAGACTTCCGGTGCTTATTACCAGACCGTCGAGTGGGATGACGGCGCTGGCACCAATATTCTCATTTTCATGAACGGCGTGGACGATATGGTGTATTGGGATGGCAGCACCATGACCACCATGACGCCGACGGATCCAGACACTATCCTTGATGGGGCCACTCCTGCTTTCGCTTGCGTTTTTCGCGGGCGCATCTTTTACAGTGGCGATCCGGATATGATTCATCGGGTATACACTCCCCGCCCTGGTACGTTTGACAACTTCGACAATACCGATGGAACCGTCGATGCCTTTGATGTCGATGCCGGTTTTGGCGGGCGCATCACTGGACTAAAGGCGCTTACAAACAATTTCCTGACCATCTATAAAGAGCGGGCTATCCGTCGCCTATCAGGCACTTCTCCTTTTGGGTCGATTGGCACAGAACCGTTTGAAATCACCCCTGTCACGGATCAATTCGGTTGCATCGCTCCCCGTACATTGGTTGGCAATGAAGTAGAGCATTATTTTTTCGCCGAAGACGGCCTGCGCCAGTTGCGACCTATAGAGACTTACGGGGACATTGACCCTCAACAGCCCACTTATCCCGTTCAAAGCGTTATAAACGCCCTGAATTTCTCCGTCATAACCGACGCATGCGCGGTATTTGATAAAACCAGCAAGCAAATTTGGCTTGCTGTACCGGATGGGGCCAGCACCACCAACAACAAGCTCATTAACTTCGATGTCATTACCCGGACAGTCGATTTCCGCACCAATGGAGACATCAAGGCTTCGACGTTGAGCTACATCAACCGGGCCGTGTGCCACGGGGATTACGTCGGGCAGATTTACACCCACGGCATCGTCAATAGCAATAATGGCACGAATATCACAGCCGAATGGACGGGAAAATTCATCGCCCATAACGGCATCGGCACGATGAAAACCTACCGAAAGGTAATGTTTTTTGCGGACGCCGACAGTGGCGGCGATGTCATCGTGCAATGGACGATTTTGCGAGAAGACGAGACCAACGCTTTATCAGAGACACAGACTATCAACTCGGCGAATGTGTGGGACGTAGGCTTGTGGGACGTGGCCTTATGGGCGACCGGCGCTAACAAGGTGCTGGCCTTAAAAAACCTGGGAAAAGGCAACTGCATCGCCTTCAAATTTACCAATGTCAGCAGCACCCAGCGGGTGAAAATCAGACAGGTGGATATGTATTACGACATCTTTGGGACGCATCGCGGATGAGGAGTGTGGAAAAATTCGACATCCTCAACCCGGAACACGCTGGCTTTATGTACGACCTGGCAATGGCTTGTCGGGAAGACTTTATGAACGATCACGATAACGACATCCTCCTTATCATGAGCGAATACGAGCGCCAGTTAAAAGCTGGAACGGTCGTTGCCTTTTTAGCCTTACAGGATGAGAAACCAGCCGGGATTATTTGGGTGGAACTGGATCGCTTCAATACTGGCCGACTTCGTGCTGGCCTGATGCCGCAGTACCGCCAAGGCTACACAGCGATGCATTTCTTCCGTCAGTTTATTGATTTCTGTTTTGAGCATTTGGATGTCCGCAAGCTCGATGCCGAAATTGTGATGGGTGAGAAATTCCGCGATGCCGATGGACGCATTCGTTACCGGCAAATCAGAACGGCCTTGGCCGCCGAAAAGCTCTTGCGCCGGTTTGGCTTCAAGAAAGAAGGCCAGCCAAAAGAAGCCTTGATGATAGACGGAAAGCCGCGCGACACTCTGCTTTTTGGCTTTACGCGCAATCAGTATAAAGGACGAAAAGCGTCATGAGCAAAAGTAAACAGCAAGCCAGCCAACCGCAACCAACCGCACCGAAACCATCCAATGAGTATTACTACCAGGATGGGAATCTCCAATCCAGTCGGGTCTACGACAAGGGCGCGAAAGGCTACAATACCAACTCCTACAGCACCCCACAGGAACAGGCGATTCAAACCAACGCCACGCAGTTTATAAGCGATCTATCCTCTCGGATTCCGCAAGAATTCGCTATGACCCCTGACCAGTTGGACGCTGGGGTAAAAGCCTACACCGACCCGCAGGTTGCGGCGTTAAACAACTCTTACAACCAGGCATCCGGGCAAGCCAAGAGTGCAGCTTCGGCGCGAGGCATGGGCAATTCGGTTGGGTTCAATAACTATTTCGCTAATCAGATTGAGAAGAATAGGGCGCAAGGCTTGGCAGATATTGCCGCCGGTGGGGAGCAAATGCGCTACCAGCTCCCAAGTCAGAGATTGGCTCCTTTCGTGGATGCCTTCAACCTGGTCAATGCCGGACTATCAGGCCAGCAATCGCAGGTTCAGGCAAATTTGAATCCTTCTTTCCAGGGAAGCCAGGCGACAAGCAACCTGCAAGCCGGATTGTACCCTAACCAATTGCAGGCATGGCAATTAATGAATCAGCAGCAGCCTAAATCAGGCTTTAGCCTGTTTGGATAGGAGATAGTATGGCAACACTTCCTTTACAGGCTGGTGCAACGTTTACAGCGGGTGGCGGTGGCGCTGCTGGTGCAGCCGCTTTTTCAAACCCTATTACGGCGGCATTGGCTGCCGCTGCGTTGGCGACTGCATACGGCACAAGTCCAACCGTTCGAAAAAAAGCCAATTCCCTCGCGCATAAAGGGTGGGAGTCCATCAGCAACCCATTCCAGCACTTCGGGGATGGATCCGACAAAGACCGCTTCGGCAATTTACTTAACGGTCAGCTCGATACTGGCTTTGGGAAAGTGGATTTGCGAGGCAGTCTTCTAAAAAGCATGGGCCAGGGCCAGCAGCAGAAACAAAACAGCCAGAATCAAGCCCCGTTCATCACCCCGTTTATGGGCGGCGGTGGCGGTGGATTCTCAAACGATATTGCTGGCCTGAACGCCCCAGTGGCAAGACCAAGCGCCCCACGGCCTAGTTTCACGAGTCCATTTCTGCAAGCGCCGAACAGCAATAATCCACAAGCAGGGTTTCAACCTCAGATGTCAGGGCAAATGCCGATGGCCCCAGGAATGGGCCAGATGGGTGTTTTTGACAAATACAACAAGATCGCGAACAAGCTTTCTCCTTTTATTGAAGCCTTAAGAAATCAAAACCAAGGGCCTTATTAATGTCCGCAAATTTAGGTGATATCGCCAAACTGGCAACCGCCGCCAACGCCGCCAAGTATCAAGGTTCTGGTACGGGTGGATGGGGTACGGCGCTTAAATATCTTGGCGCACTTGCTGCCCCGCTGGCAGGCGCTCAACAAACCGGCGTTGTTCCTGCGTTTTTTAGTGCGTTGGGGAATGTTGGGCAGGTTAAAAACGAATCGGCGTATAACCAGTATCTTAAGAGTGTGGCCGATTATGAGCGGGCGCGACAGACAGCAACTGACACTAATGACGCCGGAATATTCAAAGCCAGCACAGGCCAGAATATCTCCGGCCCATTCAGCAGGGATTTTGCCAATCAACAGACAGAAGCGATTAGGCAAAATAATGCCAATGCAGACAGAAACCGACTCGTTAATGGTGAAAACCTGCAATGGAGTCCTTTCTCTGCTGCAAACGATACACTCACGAATAATGTTCTTGAGCGTCAAGGGAAGCTAGCCGATTCAAACGCCGCCCTGGATGCCGCTAATAGCATATTCAGTGAAGGCCAAAGAGGTAGCAGTGTCAATGGTGGCGGTGTTATTCCTGGACAATTACGTCAGCCATTTGGCTTTGATGCTGGACAACCTCAAGGTTTGAGTGCTGGAGTGCAGCAAGTCCAGCCGTCAGTCGTTTCCCCGTTCATTCAAGGTGCCTTGCCAGTGGATCAGATATTTGGTCAGTTTGGTCGTGGCGTCCAGGATGCACAAGAAGCCGGGAAGCAATCAATTGACCAATTCGGTAATGTGACCACGCGCGATCACCTGACCCGTTCCGATTCTGAGACAGCTAAAAACAATCGCGCCACCGAAAGCATTGGGCGTACAAACGCTCAAGCTAATATGATCAGTGCGCGTAAGCCATCGGGTGGTGGGGGGAGTCAGAATCCTTACACCATTCCAAACGCCGCTTTAACTAATCTAGATCGACAAATTAAGATTGCCAAAAAAGG